AGAATCTAAATTAATATCATCATAAACGAAATCTTCTACTAAACATGGTAGTGTTTCAAGCGCACCAGCATATTTAAAGAAACCATTTTCAGATAACCAGTATGCTGCACCATCTACCTCAACCACTGCGTTCTTACCTGCTAATCCACAGTTCGTTCCAACCTGTACGAAAGCAAATGTAAATGGTTGACCTACGAATCTTTGTAAGAACAAAGCTGTATCTGTATATACATAGATTGCATCTCTACCTCTAATAGCTCCCATGATCCGTGATCCGTCGGCCAGTCTTTGTGTACCAGCTGTATTAGTTGCTGTAGGTGTATAAGTATTAATATCTTCTTGGTCCGAGAATCTTACGAACATATCATCTTGTGTGGTTTTATCACCAATCGTGGTTTCTGTTCCAAAGAATACTAAGTGTCGATCTGGTGTTGATACTAGCATGTGTCTTGATGCTGTAGGTGCACCTGAAATAATAGTTGCTCTATTAGATGTAGCATTTGTTGCTGCAGAGTCCCATTCAAAAACTTCACCATCAGCGATTAGACAAATAGCTTTGTCACCAAAGTTATCTAAGGACCATGATCCAGGTTCCAATACTAAGTCACCGGATGCTGCCTCACCCCAAGCTACGAAGTCAGATGTATTTGTAACAGTGTCTCCTGCCGTATGTGATGCTGCAGTTGTGTTTCGTACACCTCTTGATACACCTGTAAGTGTGTTTGTAGATATACCTGTGTAAGATATTTCTTCTGTCCCAATTTTTATAAAGTTAGTTCCAGAGCTTGGTAATTGTGATGCATCATTTACAGTTATACTTGTAGCAGCTGCAGATATGTCTGATGATAAGACTGTCGTATATGACCCTACAGCTTCTCCACCCCAAGTTCCAAGTGACCAACCTAGTCCTTGTGCTTGAACAGCTGGTCCAACACTGTAATAGTGTCTAACTCTAATACCTCCTGATTGTGTAGCACCAGACCCTGTTTCATTAGACGGCATCGTAATAGTAATTGTGCTCGATGATGGCACTGTTGTTGCCATAAATCTTATGTCATCAAAATCAGATGCACCAAAGTTTGAGTTTGTGATAGCTGAAAAGTTATCTAATAAAACTATATCCCCTGCTTGTATATTATGATCACCAGAAAAATTTATAGTGACTTCAGTTGATCCATTCGTTGTGCTAAATGCGTTAGTAAGCGTATTTGTAGATTTGATTGGATGTATGTCGTAGAACACACCACCTGAATAAGCGTATAAAATTCTATTTGTTCCAATAATGGAATACTTAATACTTTGACTATTGATAAACTGATGCATACCTCTTGCAGCACCAGTGACATTATCTGCCCCAAGCTGTGACCAGCCACCTATCTTTTCAGGTGTGTCGTATCTAAAACGAACATTATCACAGTCTATCCACTGACCTTCAGCAGCTGTTGCAGTAATTTGTTTGTTGATTCCAGGCGCAAACCCTATCTTTTGTAGCATAGACCTCCAGATTATATTAGATTGCGTTGATATTCAACGTTATTTGACTATTCCTAGCATAGGTCTTTTATCATACAAATTAGACTTTGCAAACTGTCCATCTGCATGATTATAGTGCAAGAATACTTGACCACATAATTGACCCTCAAAAGGCTCTCTCCAGTGCTCTAATTCACACCCAGAGTAAATAAGCATATCCCCTGGTTTTAGGTCTACTTTTATACCTTTGGGTGCACCAGGCTTATGTATGTTTTTATACTCGTCTATGACGTTGTTAGACCCCGTAGGATCGATAAATATAGGCCATGCATCTCCACCTAGGTTTAGTGTAGTTGATATCTCACAGCTAGGTCTATCTTTGTGTCTTCTTAAGATATTGCCTTTTCGATAGAGTCTTGTGTAAGAATAGGTAGGCACTAATTTAAGTCCTGTTTTTTTCTGCATCACATCTATAGTTTTAACAAGTAATGTTTCCATTAATCTATCGCTATATTTAGCGTAAGAGTTTGGAACTTGTGGGTCATTAAAATTACCAACAAGTTTATTACCTGCATGAGTTACACCATTGTTTAACATCCAATGATCTGCCTCTGCTGATATTTGTAAATATCTGTAAGCTATATCTGCTACCTCTTTTGATATGGCACCACGAATAACTTGATATTTATTTTTCTTAAAACTCATACTTGTATAAAATTATAAGATACAGATATTCTCCAGTTCTTTTCACCTTTGTCTGTATTCATATTTATATCAACACCGTGGGGAAGCCAAGATGGAAAAAATATCATACGCCCTTCCACAGGTTCGTAAGCACACACTCTCCATAACTGTTCTGGTAGATTATCCTCTCTTTTAGGCATATGTGTATTAGGTCCTGGTCTAGGATCTTCTAAAAATAATTTGCCTGAGTTTTTAGGTACTTTAATGTAGTATACACCTGACCACATAGAGTTAGGATGTGTATGTGTTTTATTATAACTGTACGTTGGATTAATATTAGCCCACATATTACCTAGCCCTAATTTACCTGTAATACCATAATCTTTGTTGCACTCTTCAGCCATTTTAAATAGTTCATCGATAAGAGGTCTGTATTCTTTTCTCCTATCCATATCTGTTTTACTATGCCAACCAAAACCAGAGTTTGTTTTCTTCTCTCCCTCTGGATCTGCTTTACGCCACTTTTTTATTTCTTTAAATAAATATTTATTAAGTTCTTTAGCGTTAGGTATATCTTTAAAATAAACAGCGGTTGGAAATAATATCTTTCTTTGAAGTTGACTCATTTAAATGGCGGTCCTCCAAACCACATTACTAAAGATTTTCTTACACCTTTTTTAACTGGTGCAACTTTGTGTCTTAAGAATGATGCAAAAAATATAGCTTGTCCTTGTTTCAAGGGCAACGGTTTGTGTTCACCCATTTCTGAAAAGAGAAGATCGCCACCTGTAAATTCTGATGGATCTGACAATAAACAAGTCATAGATATTTTTCTAATTGGATTCTGACCGTCTTGACCAAACGCATTTAAATCCATGTGCCAATCATAAAAACCTTTTTTAGGATACACGGTAAACTGTGCAGGCTCAGTAAGTCTTACACCATCAAAATAAAAATGATTTAAGTTTACAATAGATAATTGATTCTCAATAACTTTATACATCTGTGGTAATTTATCAAAAGGTATCCAAGATATGGTTGTCACTCGTTTCTTGGTGTCGTATTTACCTTTATCTCCCCCACCCACTTTAGCTTGTTCAGGTGCACATTGATGACCTGCATCAATAATCATTTTACATTGTTCTGGTGTAAAAATAGGTTGTGTAGTTGTGGCAACATATCCTTGCCATCTAGGCATTCTAGGTATCATTCGTTTTGCCCCGATCCAGTTCTAGAAGATACAGGATTGTAATCAACATCAACATTACAAACTAATGTTCTTCTTGTTTCTTTGGTCCCGTTAAATGGATAAACGCAGTGTCTCATGTCATAGGGAAAAACATAAAAGTCACCAATCTTCATGTTAGGTGAATAGTCTGTTTTAGAAAATTGACCGTTAGCTGCACCAATAATTTGTAATCTACCATTCATAGGTTTTTCTTCAGCAGAATATTCTACACCTGTTTCTTTTGGTAACTTTAAAATCATCACAGAAGATAAACCTGTATAAAGTTTACCTTGATGTATGTGCACAGGATTATATTCATGTGCTTTCATCTCATTAACCCAAATAGAATTTATAGATTTTTGTGTTGGACCTATCTTGTTCCAATCTGTGTAATGATCAAAGATACTATGAAACCATTTAAGTATATCATCTGGTAAGAAACAATGCTGATGCATCTTATCGTTATTGGGACCAGAATAAAATAAAGATACTTCGTCTTGTATTTTACCCACTAACTGTTTGTTAGCTTTCGGTAATTGTTTCTTTTGTCTTTCGTAGATTTCATTAAGACCTACGAATATTTCCAGGGGGACCTGGTATTTTAAGACCGTCTGACCTAAATAAACAAAGTCGAACTTCATTTTAATTTTTTAGTTTTCTTAGCATCTAAAGATAAAGTGTTTTCTCTTAAACCTTTTTCTAAAGCTTCTAGTTG